TGTTGTAATTTTTATGTTGGATTGGGTCTATGGCTTATGGCTTTTATGTGTGATCTACTACTTGGCACACTTTTTTAACTATGCCTGGCATTACGGTGAACATTATGGAGCACACCACCTAAGAGGAGATACCACCAGAGATTCAGTGGCTATCTACAATCGTTGGTATAATACTTTCTGTTTTAATTCAGGATACCATCAGGAACATCATCATAGACCTGGAACGCACTGGAGCCGACTGAAAGAAGTAACAGCAATGCTACCTGCAGATCGTGTGCAGGTCAGCGGCATGCACATCACCAACAACCCATACTGGCAAGACTTCAAGCAGCTATTTGTTAAACCTTCATCCAACTAAGATACTGTGACACTTTCTTAGTCACGCTGGCCCAATCATCCATGGCTGGCTGTCGGAATATCCTTGCGGTGCTATACCAAGGTGAACTGTCACGATTCAGCAACCAACGCCAGTCTGTGCCAAACCAGTTTAACATAATCCAGGTAGGACGTCCTAACGCACCACTAAGATGCGCAACAGCAGTATCCACTGATATGACCACATCCATGGCCATGATCAATGCAGCAGTATCTGCGAAGCTGCTGATGCTGCTGGGATAACGGCTCACACCAAGTTTAACCAACTCTTCTTCTTCTTCGGGAGCAGCGTCTACCTGCAGGTTAACCCATTCGTATTGTGGGTTGTTGCGTATGAGATTGCACATCTCTTCAAACGGCATGCCTTTGTGGCGATTGAGCCAAGCATCTCTGCGTCCACTCCAACAGAATCCCACACGCATACGATTCTTTGGTCCCATGATCTGCAACCAGTTCTGTTGCATGACCATGTTGACGTTTAGATAGTTCACAGGATTTGGAAGATTTTCTAAAGTTACGCCCAACACACCCGGGATACTCATGATAGGAATCCAGTAGTCAAACTCACCCGGATCATCATTGTAGCGCATGACACTGTCAATGATTGATCCTTGACTCAGCAGTGGGATCAAACCATCTGTGACTCTGAACTTGATCTTAGCACCCATCACGTGCAGATTGTATAAGAAACGCACAAACTGTATGTTGTCTCCGTGTCCTTGTTCGCCTTCCACAAGGATTGTTTTGTCTTTGAGATCCTGACCAGTCCAGCGTGGCTGTTTATGTTTTGGCAACAGACCAGCCAGATGTTCGTATTCCCATCTGGATTCGTAAGCAGGCCATCCGCGAGCATAATCGCCTAATATCAAGTAGCACACAGATAGATTAAAATGTGCTGTGATGCTTTGGGGTTCTAGTGCAATGGCGTGTTGTAAAAATGGTATGGCTCTGGCTGGTTGTCCACATTCGCGCAGCACATTGCCGTAGTTGTTCCAGGCTGCGCTTGAGTCCATGTCCTCAACAAAGGCCTGAGCATAACACTTGAGAGCATCAAACGGCTTACGATCTTCTCTAAACTGATTTCCTTGAGCTATTAAAAGTTGACTGTTCATGGAGATATTTAACTGTGGTCTTGGTGGTCTTGCACATTTTTCATAAATATTCATAACGCACTCTGCGTTTTATGCGGCGCTTAATCCCCACCGCGTAGCGGCTAGAACCCGCATCGGACTTCTTTATAGGAGAAAACAAATGGGTCGTCCTCTTAAGATTCAAAAACGTTCTACAGGTTCTGGCAATAGCGGCGCTGCCGTTAATGTTGATATTGGTTATCCAAACTTTGGTTCACTGACCGATCCGGTTTACAACGCACCAGTGCAAACACTTGACAGCACACAGTATGTGGGCGTGGTCGGCGGTGCTAGCTCTGCTGCTACTAGTGCTACTAATCCACGTGTGTTGGTAGAAGTGAACATCACTTTGGCTTCGGGTTCAGCTGCTGGTTCAGCTGCTGGTTACATCATCCGCCAAAAAGGCAGCCACAAGTATCTAGTGGGTGATTCCACAAGCCGCACAGCTCTTGTGGTAGGCAATGCTTATCGCATTATCACAGTGGGTAACACTGCTTGGACATCATATGGTGCTCCTGCTAACTATGCTGTGGGCACAATCTTTACTTGTACTGTGGCATTAGGCAGCACCGGTACTGGCGCAGTGAACTTGGTTGGTGTTTGTGTTCTCAGCAACGCAGCATCGCCCGCTAACGGTAACATGAGCATCGCTTACATTGATGATACCAGCTCTGAAGTGTATGTTTCTAAACTTACCAACCACTATCTGTTGGGTTGGGAAGGCGGTTCAAACTATGCAGCTACCTCTGTAGTTGCAGACGTGCGTGCATTGGCCAACTTCTTCACTGATGAAGGCACAATGATCAAATCAGGCACAACCGGTGCAGCTAATACTGGTTCCGCACAAAGCGGACAGCAGAACCTGCTGAACTTGGCTTTGGTACAAAACGCTACATCGTAATTTGCAACACCTCACAATCCTCCCAGCTACATACTGGGAGGATTTTTTATGACCAGAGCATTTGTCGTCGGCAATGGCGTCAGCAGGAAAACAGTGGATCTCACCAAACTCAAAGCACACGGCACTGTGTATGGCTGCAATGCTTTGTATAGAGAGTTTGCTCCAGATGTGTTGATCGCCACAGATCGCCCAATCAGCGAGCAGATCCAACGATCGGGCTACTCTGAAAAACATCTCATGTATACCCGGAAACCTATTGAAGGACTGGGCGCACGTCGCATAGCTGAAACCTATTGGGGCTACAGCTCGGGTCCCGTTGCAGCGTCTATAGCTGCATCTGAACGGCATTCGGATATCTATTTGTTGGGATTTGACATGGCCGGAGTCAATGAACGTTTCAATAATGTGTATGCAGACACTGAATTTTACAAACGTAGCGCAGCTAATCCTACCTACACAGGTAACTGGGAACGCCAACTACTGAAGATCATGCAGGACTATCCTGACTCTAACTTCATTCGAGTACATGGTCCAACCACCGCCGAGATAGAACAGTTTGCTCGACAAACGCGGTATTCTCGCATGGATCTTGGAGAATTTCTAAAAATTTTCTGTAGTTAGGGCAAATCTATCATAGTCTAGGCACCGGTAAATATACAATAAGGCCTAGATTAGTATGACACAACAAACAATAGACGTAGGGGCAGTAGCCAACGACGGCACGGGCGAATCCCTACGGAATGCATTTAATGCAGTCAACAACAACTTTGCAAACGTTTGGACAGCCGGACCTGTGGACTCACAGGTTGTTATCAGCAACAATGTTGTATCCACCAATGTAAACAATCTTGATCTTATACTAGCGGGCAACGGGATTGGTAACATCGCTATCCAAAGTACCTTGGTCCCCGCCATTGATTCTGTTTATGGACTTGGCACAGCAAATCTTAGATTTGATACTATACATTCTCAGTATTTTTATGGCAACGGCGCTTTTCTAACCGGGGTCAGCGGCAATAGCGGCTCAACCACAACTTTTAGTGCTAATGTTCCGGCAGCACCAAATATAGGTGATATTTGGATACAGAGCACCACTGGTGTACAGTACATATATTTCAATGACAACACCAGCAGCCAATGGGCCGAAATGGAGGCTAGTCTCAATATTAGCTCTGGCACTGGCGGTACAGGCAATGTTGATCTCACCGCCGTTGGATCTGATATCATTCCCAACTATAACAACAGTTACAATCTAGGTAATAGCACTAATCAGTGGAAAGATCTTTGGGTCAGCAACGCAACGATTTTTATGAACTCAGTGCCACTCACGTCAGATGGTGCAAATCTAAAGTACAACGGAAACACAGTACTCACAACCAGTAGCTCATTGACTTACAGCAATCTCAGTGTAACTGGTAGTGTGGTTACCAATGCACTTTACACTGACAACTATTACTATGCCAATGGTGCACCGTTCCCACAAGGCAGCAACAGCTTACCGGGCACTACCATAAGTCTCAAAGATAATGCAATCAGCACCACAATCACAAATCAAAATTTGATTCTCAGTGGCAATGGTATTGGTAACATACAAGTCAACAGCAGCGTCATACCTGTCACGGATAATATCTATGATGTGGGCAGTCCCACCTATAGATTCAACACAGTATATTCAGATTATGTTGTGGGCAATAGTGCAACATTTACCAGCAATGTTTCTGCTACTGGCAATATATTTGGTAGTTACATCTTTGGCAATGGTTACTTTTTAACAGGCGTAGGCAACGGTGGTTCGGGAAATGTGAATCTTACCTATGTCCAGAGCAATATCTTGCCAGCGGCCAATGCGTACAACATAGGAAATGCGTCTAATCAATGGCAAAATCTATGGGTCAATGATACCATCACTCTAAGTTCAATACCATTGACCATGGTAGGCAATACCTTGCGAGTGAATGGCAACAGCGTAGTGGTCAACAATGGATCTCTAACTTTGTCTGCATTAAGCGTCACTGGCAACACTGTGACCGATGCACTTTATACTGACAACTATTACTATGCCAATGGTGCACCGTTCCCACAAGGCAGCAACAGTTTACCTGGCACAACTGTTTCGATCAAAGACAATGTGATCACTACAACTACATTGAATCAAAATCTAGTACTTGGTGGCAACGGTGTGGGTAACATACAAGTTAATAGCAGTATAACTCCAGGTATCACCGGAGTGTATGAGATCGGATCGCCAACAGCTAAGTTTGATTCGGTGTATTCAAGTTATGTTTATGGTAATGTGGTTGCAACCAATGTCACAGTGAATTCAGGTGGGTTCATGAAACTTCCGGTGTATACCGCAGCCAATCTTCGAACCTACGCCGGACAAGCAGGATGGATAGCCACAGTATCAAATAGTTCGTCCCCGGCAGGCAAGATGGCATTCTGGGATACCACAAACAATCGCTGGAGTTATGTTTGTGACAATACGGCCGTTTAAAATCAAATAAGTATTTAGAATATACAAAAAATATGGCAACATTAAATTTCCCAACCAATCCTTCCTTAAATCAACTCTACAGTTTTGGGGGCAAAACATGGATCTGGAATGGGTCTGGTTGGCAAATAGCATCGTCGGGCGCAATCAATAATATTCCCATTGGTAATGTCACGCCATCCACAGGTGCGTTTACTTCACTGTCAGCAAATGCATTATCAACAAACACAGCCACTGCCAATATAATTTCTGCCGCCGGTAACATTACCGGTGCTAATCTCAACGTATCCGGCAATCTCAGTGTTGCTGGTAACGTAAACTCTACACTAAACGTCCGAAACAACGTTACTGCTACCAGCTTTACCACTGGAGGCACACTATCCGCTGGGGTAGTAAGTTCATCTGGAAACGTTACCGGTGTATACATCATTGGTGATGGTAGCCAACTTACAAATCTTCCAGGTGCTAACTATTCAAACGCCAATGTAGCCAACTACTTGCCTACATACACTGGTAACTTAGTGAGCTTGACAGGACCAGTTACAACCACTGGTAATCTCAGCGGTGGCAACATCAATACCAGCGGACTGTTCACTGCCACAGGAAATATCATTGGCGGTAACTTACGCACCGCAGGACTTATAAGTGCAACTGGTAATATCACTGGCGGAAATGTTGCCACAGGAAATCTAACTGCTAGCAATGTTAATGCCTCTGGAAACGTTACTGGTGTATACATCATTGGTGATGGTAGCCAGCTCACTAATTTACCAGTAGGCAACTATTCAAATGCCAATGTGGCAGCATACTTGCCCACATACACAGGTAACTTGGTCAGTTTAACCGGGCCAGTAACAACCACAAGTAATATTACTGGTGGAAACATACGAACTACTGGAAGCATAACTGCCACTGGAAATATTGTTGGTGGAAACATACAGACTGCTGGAAGCATAACTGCTACCGGTAATATTACTGGTGGAAATGTTTCTACAGGTGCAATCAATGCTACCAATACTATCAGTACTGCTGGCAATGTAGCTGGCACATATTTCATTGGTGATGGTAGTCAACTTACAAATTTACCAACTCTTAACTATTCAAATGCCAATGTAGCAGCATACCTGCCCACATACACAGGTAACTTGGTCAGTTTAACAGGACCAGTCACAACTACTAATACCGTTACTGCTGGTAATGTATTAACAAGCGGACTAGCATCGGCTGCAGGTAATGTCACTGGCGGTAACTTATTAACAAGCGGAATAGCGTCGGTTGCAGGCAACATTATTAGTGGAAACATTTCTACAGGTACTGTGGTTGCTGGCAACGTAAGTGCATCTGGCATTATTAGTTCTATAGGCAATATTGTTTCTGCTGCCAATGTCAGTGGAGGCAATCTGCTAACAAGTGGATTGGTTAGTGCCACAGGTAACATTGTTTCTGCTGCCAATGTTACTGGCGGGAATGTACTAACAGGTGGATTGGTTAGTGCCGCAGGCAACATTGTTTCTGCTGCCAATGTCAGCGGTAGTAACTTACGCACCACCGGCATCATAACTGCTACCGGTAATGTCACCGGCGGCAACATACGCACTACCGGACTCATAAGCGCCACAGGTAACATTACCGGTGGCAATGTCAGCACAGGTGAGGTACTTGCTGGGAATGTCAGTACGTTTGGAAATGTTAGTGCTGCTGGTAACATCATTGGCGCATACTTTATTGGTAACGGTAGTCAGTTAACTGGACTGCCAGCTACCTATGGCAATGCTAACGTAGCAGCTTATCTACCTACATACACAGGTAACTTGGTCAGTTTAGCTGGACCAGTCGTAACCACAGCTAATATCACCGCTAGCTACATTTTTGGTAATGGTAGCCAGTTAACCGGATTGCCTGCTTCCTACAGCAATGCCAATGTAGCAGCATATCTGCCCACATACACAGGTAACTTGGTTAGCCTGACAGGACCGATAACAACCACTGGAACTATTACCGGTGGTAATATTAATGCATTGGGCACGATCAGCACCACTGGTAGTGTATCTGCAAATGTAGTTGGTGCTGCGTTGATTAGCTCAAGCGGCAATATTATTTCAACCGGTGGCATCTTCATTGGTAATGGTGCCGGACTCACAGGTGTTGTTGCCTCGAGCAATGTGGGAACAGCTCAACAGATAGCCAATGGTATCACCGCAATAAACATACCAATATCTGATGGAAACATCAT